CAACTATGAACCTCTGATACATAGAATGGTGACATAGGAGGTTTATGCGTTGGTCTTTTGTTGTTTTGTTTACATTATGGGTAATCACGATAATTGTAATCGTGACCCGAACAGTGTTGATTTTTCTAGAGGGTTTTTCTAATGTGGATCACCCTCTGGAGGAGTATGTCAATCAACCAGTTTCAGTTTTACTGAAACTGATGGTTGGCAATTGGATATTGCTCATGTTTTGTGCTTGTGTTTTGGCATCATTAGTAATGATTGCCCGTGGATGCAGGTATTGGTACCTTCTTTGGCTTCTCACTGATGTTATTGTTTTTATAATAACTGGAGAGCTGATTCATGTGTGTTTGCTCACTCTTGTGCTCATTTTTTTGAGTTTTAATTATGAGGGAGAGCATGGTGGATTTCATCCCGCCCGCGAAAGTATGCCGACAACAACTCGGCGTATGGTTTGGAGATCAGACTATCCCATTCAAGCTTCCTGGGCTATCGCTAGACGATTCAAAAGGAACTTGAATGTTATTGGTTTGGACTCCATGGGAAAATGGGTGCCTCATCATCCTGAGTGGGCCTTTGTTAGGCTCTTTGAATGCAAGGAAGAGTCCAATCCTCTTTGGGCTTCCCGTGCATATGGTAAATTGCTCGACGTGTTGGAACGAATGAAAAAGAGCATCGTTCCTGCTGGAAAAGTAGTGGATCTCTGCGCTGGGCGTGGAGGATGGTCACAGCTGATGGCTGAGTATGACTCAGTTACATCAGTTGATTACTATTCTCTTGATCGTGAAGGGCAGAAATTTTCTGTTTATGAGTCAGCTCGTGGATTCGGCAAGATCAATGTTCACTATGGGGATATTGGTAAGGTCGAGCCTTATGAGACTGATTGGTTGTTATTTGATGGCGGAGAGCAGAGTAAAGATTGCCAGAAAGAAGGCGATGATTTTTTGCATCTCTTTCGGAAAGTAATGCCTTGGATTCCATATACAAAGCATTTTGTTTTGAAAATATTGACTCCGTGGCATGCTGAGATTCAAGATATGTTGGTTAAAATTCAACAAACCACAGGACGTGGATTCTTGATACGATTGGATAGAAGCAGAAATTCAAACTTGGAAGTTTATTTCTGTTCTCTACCTTTCGTTGAAGATCCAAAGTTGACGATTCCTCGGATCATTGAGGGCCAAGAATCAAAAGTCAGGAGAGCTCGGGCTGAATTCAAATATCTTTCTGATAAAGAGAAGAAAGATTGGGCGAGGCCTGACTTTGTTATTAAGAAGATTGGCATGGGAGTGAATCCTTCGCCAGCTGTTTTGGGGTATGAAAACCTGAAGCATAAAGGTATTTCAGCTCCTGAATTAGAACCTTATAACATTGCTCCCACCTTGGATAAGTTGGAGAAAGTTTTTGGAGAGATTAAACCTCCGGATGTGCGAGCCAGGAATAAATGCGCTAAAGAAATTGGCGTTATTCCTGGAGTCGCTTCTAGAGGGTCATCAGGCACAGTTGTGAATTCTTTCGTAGCTGATGCTGTTGGTCCTTTGGGCAAATGTTTGCCAGGTTTCTCGAACTGGAGAGTGACTGACACAACTCCAAGAGGAGTGGAAGAAGTTTTTCTTAGGAAGGTGGATACAGCCCCTAAGGAGAATCATCAGTATTTTCCTGAATTGGAAGAGGCTTATAAAGCTTTGTCTGACTTCATTCGTGAAGATGGAACCAGACTGGAACATTTGTGTGATGATGAAATTCGCACAAATTTGACACGTGATTCCTCCATGGGAGAGCCAAATTTCTCCAAGTATACGAACGTTGGAGAGTATTTTGATTCAGGAGACTGGATCGCGGACACGGAAGATGTAAAAACCAAGTTCGCGGAAGGAAATCCTGATTTGATAGCTTTCAATATAATTGGCAAGTCTGAAGTAAAGTTTACCAATACTTTTTTACCAAAGGGAAGTAGATTTGTTTGGTTCTATCCCGCAGCAGTCAGAATCCATGAGATGAGAACTGTAGGTGGAATGAACCATATAGTTCGGAAATTTCCTTTTTCGGTTTCTGGTTTGCCTTTGTATGACTATGGCGATTTTATGTGGAACCTTTGGAGTCCAGATTATTATGCCATCACAGAAGATGTGGCTGGCTGGGATACCCGCATTTCAGTGGGAATTTTTCGGTTGGAGAATGCTTTTTGTCAGTCTCTTACTGATGATCCTGTGCATAAGTCTGAGATACATCAATTGTATCGAGCTTGGGCTTACCCCTTGTATTTCTTTAGAAGACCTGGGAGCAAAGGGACTGAGATTTCTATAAATCAGGCTCAAGGTGGGAAAGCTTCAGGCATTCAGTTAACTTATGCTATGAATACAATTACAAATGCGGCGTTGATATATACGCGAATTTGTAAGGCTTTGAAAGTTCCCAAGGAGGGGATGCGAGCATGGATTCTTGATCATCTCAAGAATTTTAGAGAGAAGCCAATTAAGATGGTGATTTCCGGTGATGATTCAGTCGTCATGGGAGATATGAAGTCAATGGTGGCTTATCAGGGCAAATTTTCTGTCCATAATGTCACTGGATTTATTAGAAAAGATATTGGTCTGAACCAAAAAAGTGAATTGATATGTGACTTTGAGTCCATATCTTTTTGCTCTCATCGGTTCTGCCGAGTTGGTTACCGGGACAGGAAAAGAGGGATTCAGATCTACAAGAGAATGCCTTTCCGGACGGAATCAGAGATTTTGGCTAAGGCCATGATTATGAAAACCAAGAGAAGCTTGCAATTGGACAAGCTTGCGGTTGAGGGTTGGGCTCGCATTCAGGGGCTTAACTTGCTTGTAAATTATCATCACTTGAGCAATGTTCGTTTGGTCGGGTTGGCCTTGATGGATATAACCAGGGAAAACTTGTCCTTTGAAGGACTCGTGCGGACTGGAAATATCCGGCAGGAGCCTTGGATCCGTCCTGGTGATTTGATGGACATCATCAATGACTGTCTGTTTGGGGAAAGCTCAGCATATCCTCGAGAGGGATTTAGAGTTGAGGCTTTCCGGGATTTGGGTTATGCTTCTTTGTTCATTCGCCAGCAAGCTTTCCAGCGAGAGCTCAGCATTAAGGCTCGAGCTTCATGGAGAGACAACCATTTGTTGAGAGTAGTTCAGAGCTATCTTAGCAAGAGGGAATGCCGCTCTAAGTGGCTTTCTCAGATGGTTGTTATAGAGCGACGGATGGAAAAGAATAGCATATCACCTATGCCCGAAGAATATGTAGACAAAGGAGCTTTGGGGTATTGGAGAGTCTTTGAACGATCCATGAACC